ATATTGATATGCAAAAGGCTAGAGCCAAGTTTATTAAGTCTAACATTAAGGATATACAGGATAATAAGTCTTGGATGGCTAAGCAATATCTTTTACAGGTTACTGACCCTGAACAGTTTGTTGTGGCAGAGAAGCAACAAATCGAAGCAGAGACCAAACAAACCATTGAGGCTAATGTGGATATGACAGACCCAAGGATACAAGCCAATGACCTTGCAATGTTAAAAGAACTGATAGGCGATAAAGATGCCGATAACAGCAGAGGAGATAAGCCAACTACCGAGTAAACCCCGTGGTATCGGAGAATGGTCAATACTCATTAACAATGGTTACTGGCGACCCCGTAACTTCGATGTACTTATCATTGAATTGTTAGGTTATGCTTTACAGGGCAAGGTCAGTAAGATACTGTTAGGTGTTCCATCAAGACATGGTAAATCCACATTGATAAGTAAGAACTTCGCTTCATATTTCCTAGCCCATTACCCAAATGATAAAGTCATACTAACCGCTTACAGTCAAGGACTCGCTTCAGAGTTTGGTGGACAAGTCAAAGACGTCCTAAACTACTACGGCAACCTATCACCATACAAAGTCTCATTAAGTACAGACTCCAAAGCTAAAAACAAATTCAAACTAAACCATCCCTACCGTGGTCAAATGTTAGCAACTGGTGCTGGTGGATCTATACTTGGGTTTGGTGCTGGTTTGTTTATCGTGGATGACCCTATCAAGAACATTGCCGATGCAGAGTCAAAGGTTAAGCAGCAACGGTTATCTGATTGGTTTGAAGCAACTGCAAAGACAAGGTTGGAGAAACGGAGCAATGGTTTGCCACCGATAATGTTGGTGATTGCTCAAAGATTACACTTACATGATTTACATGGTATCATACGAGAATCCGAGCCTACAATCGATGCACACGAGGGTATGCAGATACTTCGTGATGGTGGTACTATTGACCCTAATGTTTGGCTTGACCTTAATATTCCTGCCATATGCGATAGTCCAAATGATTTATTGGGCCGTCAAGTAGGTGAAGTCCTTTGGGAGGAGCAAAGGTCGTATGATTGGTTGATGGCAGAGAAACAGTCAATGGGTTCATACTTGTTTAATGCTATTTACCAAGGGCAACCGATTGAACGTGATGGTAACATCTTTAAACGGTCTTGGTTTATGGATGAAACCACCAATCGTATCTACAATCTTATTGATAAGAAAGACTTGCCACAAGATTTGCCGATGATGAGGTATTGGGATTTCGCTGCAAGTGGTAAGGAAGGAGACGGAACCAGTGGCTTATTGACTGGTTATGATGGCGAGAACCTTTACTTTATCGACCTAGTGGCTGGTAAGTTCAGCAGTAGTGAAACCTTAAAGGTATTCAAGAGAACTGCCAAACGAGATGGCAAGAATGTACTGATTAAGATAGAACAAGAACCAGGAGCAGGCAGTAAACTTTTGATTAATGCTTTCCGCCGTGACAAAGAACTCAAACGATACCACATCCGAAGCGATAAGGTAAGAATGGCAAAGAATATCCGTTCATTCGATTTAGAAGCATTAAGCGAAGATGGCAAGGTATACTTCGTAAAAGCAGATTGGAATAATAAACTAATAGACCAATTAGTAAGTTTCACTGGAGCAGATGGTGGAGAAGACGATATAGTAGACACAGCCACAGGAAGTGCGAAACATTGGCTAAGACCAAGGAGAAAGATAAATGTTTAAATTGATTAATGGTGATTGTTTAGAGGTTATGCAGTCATTGATTGATGATGGTGTCAAGGTCGATATGATACTAACAGACCCTCCTTATTTAATGAATTATAAGACTGGGTATAGGAAAGATAAATCCCACGATTTCTGCAAACCAATAAAGAACGATACCAATTTTGAATTAATCAAGGATATTATGCCTTTACTCTTTGAATTGCTTAATGATGGTGGAGCAGTCTATATGTTTTGTAATGCTAATCATATTGACTATTTCAAACAACAGATAGAACAACATTTCAAGTTAAAGAACATATTGATATGGATTAAGAATAATTGGAGTGCTGGAGATTTAAAAGGTGCTTATGCAAAACAAACTGAATTTATATTGTATGCAGTTAAAGGGAGGCATTTGTTAAATGGTGCGAGGGATACTGATATTTTGTATTATAATCGTGTTGTTGGTAATATGCAATTGCACCAAAACCAAAAACCAGTGGATTTATTGAAGTTTCTAATCGGTAAATCAAGCCAACCTAATGACATTATACTTGACTGCTTTATGGGTAGTGGTTCAACTGCCATCGCTTGCAAAAACACTAACAGACAATTCATCGGAATAGAACTCGACAAAGACTATTATCAAATCGCACAAGAAAGGTGCAAAAATTACCAAACAAAATTAGAGGTATAATTATTATGAAACATTCAGACTCATTCGTTGTAACAGTGGACAAGGAGGACAATTACCACCTAATAGACCATTTGGAACTTAACAAGTATGCTCTTAAAGCACAAGTAGACCCTGCAAGTGGCTCCAAGTATACTCCATCAGAGGAATTACTTAAGGGCAATAATATCCTTGACCCTAAATACAATCCATACTATTTAGTACAGTTACTTGACCTTTACACTTATCATGCTAGTTGTGTTGAGGCTGTGGCAGTGGATTCCACTGGTATCAGTTATAGTTTGAAACCAGTTGAAGGTGTAGAGCCGATTGATGCTGAGAAGGCAAGGCTCGAAGAAGTATTAAACAATTCCACTCCAAGTATCAATACTCAATTGCAAAGAATGGTATATGATAGGAGAAGCATTGGTTACGGTGCCATTGAAATCATAAGAGACACCACTAGCAAGTCTGACATCAAAAGACTCAAACATATACCAGCACATACTCTTCGTAGGCATACAGACCAAAAAAGAGTAGTACACATAAACAGTCTCGGTAAGAAAGTATGGTTCGTAATCTACGGCAAAAACTACAACGATGATGGAGAACTATGCGACATTGATGCTGACACTGGAGAGTTCAAACCATACAATTCACTTGCACCTCATCAAAGAGCCAATGAGTTACTTTGGTCAATGGAGTATGCTCCAGGAACCGATTATTATGGTAGACCACCAATCATCTCTTGTCTAGGCAGTATTAAGGGAGACATAAGTGCAGTCCGTTACAATTACAGTTTCTTTGAGAATTATGGAATGCCAAAGTTCGCAGTAACTGTTACTGGTGATTTCGCAGATTACGATGTAGATCCAACCGATGAAGATTATGATGTAACCCAAACATTAAGGTATAGGATTAGTCAACAAATCCGTGAAGTGATTAAGAACCCACATTCAGCTATTTGTATCACTATTCCAAGTGAAGGTGAAGAGGGTAATGTTGACTTGAAGATTACACCATTATCCGTTCAGACTGAGGAAGGACATTTCCGTATGTACCGTAAGGATACCCGTGATGAAGTAATCCACAGTCATCATGTTGACCCAAGCCGTCTTGGAATCTATGATGCTGGCTCCTTGAATGGTGGTAACAGTGATAACACTATGGCCTCCTATAAGTATGGTACTATCGCTCCGATTAAGGCTGAGTGTGAAGCTTTGATTAACTTGATTGCTAAGGAGTTAGAGGTCAACACTTGGAGGTTCTGCATTGAGGATGTTGCACCTATCGATTATAATAAGGACCTTGCATTGGCTGATTTCTTGTTTGCAAGGGGTGCTATGACCATTAAGGATTTGATTGATAACTTTGGTAATAAGTTCGGTTTAGACATTCAAGGAGAGGAAGAGGATTATTATTTGAATGCTCGTTACTTGAATGGTGTGCCATTGGAGCAAGTGTGGAACCAGACCGAGGATAATCCATACTTGGAAGTGGATAGCATATTGGCAAGTTTGGAAGGTAACTTAAATGAAAGCATTGAAGGCGAAGAAGCAGATATTGAGAAGCAAGATTAGCAATGCTCGTTCAAGGAATAATGAAAGACAATTGGAACGAGAACTCCAACGGTTCTTCGATAGGTTAGGCAAGCAAGTACAACAGAACCTTGAAGAGTATTGGAGTGAACACTTACTCCAAGGCCAAGTGGACTTAATCACCAAACCAGTTAGTGAAGCTCAAGCTGAATACTATCTAATACTCCAAAAGTATGACAAAAGGGAATACCAGTTAGGTATAAGAGAAGCTCAAAGACTCGTAAAACTCTCACAAAAGAATTATGCTCACAAAGCCATTAAACCAAGGTTAAGAAAGACAAGAGACCTATTTGCGACATTGAGAGGAGCCGAACAAGACTTATTAGACAAGGTGTTCATTGCCAGTCAAGCCACACTAACAAGAGTAGATACATCAATAAAACTGTTATTAACCGAGGGTTATCAGAGCGGTAAAGGAATCAACTATGTCGCTAACTTACTTATTAAAAGGTTTGACCAGTTGCAGACTTGGGAAGCCAAGAGGATAGCACGAACCGAAATCCACAACAGTCATAACACCGCAGTGATGGACACTTACAATGAGATAGGTGTGGAGTATACAATGTGGATAAGTGCAGGAGACGATGGACGTACACGTGATTCACACCTTGAAGTAGATGGTGAAATAATACCAATCGGCGGAACCTACAGTAACGATTTAAAGTATCCTGGCGATACAGATGGACCAATCGAGGAATGGATAAACTGCAGATGTTCCAATGCACCATATGTAATCCCATATGGTTATGCTGCACCACCATTTAGTCCATTCAGAGAAGAAGACCTAATACAAATCAAAAAATGATGCTTATGAAATTCATAAAACATTTAGATGATGGGAGTATCCTATTAACTGCACCAGTCCTAATACCATACGCTAAGGATTGTGATTATGAGAACGGGGAAACACCACTCAATCCCAATCAGATATTAGCATTTAAAAACAGTTATGACAAGTAT